AACAGTAGGATGGTCTGTAGCGCAAAGCTCTTTTCCATCACCGCCGACATACGATGAACTAAAAGCGTTGTTAAGAACGTTAGCCGCCTTAACTTGCTTTGTTTGTTGCATCGAACGCGCTAGTGCTCTTGTATATCGAGAAGAAAGCGTATCGTAGAGATTATCTTCGATTGCTTCTTCTGTCAATGCAAAAGCCAGTGCTATTGTTTCATGAGTATAACGAGCGGTCCACGATTCTTGTGCAGTATCGTAGATAACAGCAGCGCCTTCACCTTTAGTAGGTGCTTCCCCAAATCCACTCAACATTACTTCTTCCTCAAAAGCTCTTTCAGAACTTTCAGTGTCGAAGATGTCTTCGTGTTCATTGTTGTAACGTTCGTACTCTAGTCCAAAAAGAGCATGAAGTCCAGGGACAAGTTCTTTTACGAGTTGTGCTCTGTTTATAGCCATGTTATTCTCCTAATTAGACTGCGAATGTTGAAGTTGGGAACGTGAAGAGTCCTCTCGCATAAGCACCTATTGCATTGCTTGGTTGCGTTGCGAACCCGACACATAAAGCGACACCACTTGAGGTAGTTGCTGTAGCACCTTCTTTCGACCTACCAGTAGTTGAACTACCTGCAGTTGTTGAAAGAGTGTACTTATTGCCGATAAAACTTACCGCAGGAGTTCCTGCTGTAAATTGAGCTTCGTAAACAATCCCAGGATCGTTATATACCAAAGCCTCAGCATCAGCGCTACCTTGAGTAGCGGTACTTGCTGTCCATACTTTTGAAAACGTAGGTGTGCCATCTGACGCCGTATAATAAACCCCGTAAAAAACACCTATAGGTGTGCTTGTCGCGCCTGCTTGATTAACGTAACCGCTTGCAAGAGTAACTACATCACCACTATAAATAGCAGTTCCGTAAGCACTAGCGATTCTCATTTTTGCAGGACGAATAACACCACCATACATGTGATATGCGGGGGTAAAACCATCAGGTTTATCTGTATTAGCCATAATTATCTCCTATTGTTAATACAAGTTATTATTAATCGTCGGAATTATTCCTACTACCAAATGCAACCTTTGAAGTCCTTTGGATATCACTATCCTTAATAGGCATTCTAGGGTCGCTTTCTCGCATATAGTTTTGATCAACTCCTTGCATTGCGTCTTTTGCTTGATTTTGGAAATAAGCATTTCGCTCTGCAGCGGTTTCAACTGGAACTTTAGCGAGAATTAATCCTCCGACACCAATGACTCCTTTGTTACTACCACTATCAATCGTGGGGGCTTCGAAATCAGGATAATCTTCTGCTCTCACAGGTTCATATCCCTCTCTAATACGTTTTGACATATTAGATTTATCATCTTGCCCTCGCGTGGCTTCACGTATCCACCTGAATTGATATCCAGGAGGAGGGTTGGGTGCGTCTAACATAGACGGGGGTGTCCAAGGGGTTCTGCGAGTTTGAGAGGCTCGTGTCTCGGCAGACCGTGAGTTTCGATCTGATGTGACTTCTGGATTTTTAACTTCTTCTGTCATTTTATACTCCTTCGATATGCTTGGCATATTCTTCAAGTGGCACGTTTAGTCGTTTAGCAATTGCTACTTGACTAGGTGTCAATTTTACTTTGCGTGCGGCTCTTTTACCACTAGCCCCTCGGCTAGAGGCAGCAACCTGTTGCACGGGGGCAGCTTGCTCTTCTGAAAATTTATGGGGGAAGTTATCTCGCATTAATCTATCCACTTCGCTATAATAAGTATTGGAAGTTGGATCAATTCCTCCTTCAACTAATTCTTTATGTATACCGAAAGCAGCGAAAGTCATTGCTTGATCATCTCCAAACCATTCGTTCTTTTTAGCCCAAGCCTCAGCTTTCGGATCAATCTCCGCAGTTTGAGGTTGTAAGGTGGGTTGATAAGATTCAACAGGAACATTTTGAGCTTGATTTCTTTCCCTAACTTGTTGCTGAGCGGATAACCGTCTAAGGTTCTCTGCTTCTGCACTAGCTCTTGAAAGTTTTTCAGTTGCGTTTGCAACAGCTTCTGCATCCCCTGCATCTTGCGCCTCTTTTAAAATTATTTTGGCTTTATCAATATCCGATTGTACCCTATTATCGTACTCTTTGAAAAGCGAAGAATCGGAATTCTTTAATTTTTCTTTTAATTGAGTATTGCTATGAGTAATGTTTTGAGCATAATTAACAGCTTCATCTCGCTGTCTTTCTGCTTCTCGCATTTTGTAAGTTAGCTTATCAATACGTTTTTGTACAGAGTCAGTAACTTCGTCTAACTCATCTTTTTTGACTTCTTCTACAGGTGCTTCAACGACTTCATCTTTAATCGAATCGTCAACATCTGCAGCATGAATGTCAACTTCCCCTTCGGGAAGTTCTAATTCTATTTTTTCTGCTTCTTCTGGCATGGTTTCCTCCATGTGGTTATTGTTATGATAAAATTGCTTCTGGATCATCTATAGTAGCTAGAATCTCATCATCATTTAAAAGGCGCATATCGCCACCTTCTATTTGAAAACGAGCTCCTGCATATCTACCGAAGATAACCCAATCACCTTCTTTACACCAAGGTCCTTCTGGAAATTTATTCAAATCACCATAGGCATCTGGTCCCATAGCGATAACATAGCCAACAACCGTTGCAATTCGTTCTTTATCAAGGGTTGCTTTTGCTATATGAATTCCTCCTTTTGTAACTTCAGGTAAGGTAAAAGGTAATATTAAGACACGATAACCCGTTGGTTTGGGTAACTTGTCTGCATGAGTGTCTAAATTTTCAGGAGTGATTGAATCAGGGGGCGTTATTAACGGCTCTGTATCACTTCCAAAATTAGCAACTCGGTCTGGAACAGTTTTGCTAGTCATATGCATCCTCCATATTAGAATGTAAGGTCTGAATTTCCTGTTCAACGAAACTCAGTCCTGCGATTTCGCCAACTACTCTTTGGTATTGTTCAAAATGTTCAACACCGCCGCTAGCTAGCGTTTGCGAGAGAGCATCTTTTCTCTCTCGAATTTTACGAAGCAAATGCTCCGTTGCTACAATATAGTCCATTAATTACTTAATAGATCGATACCAAAGAAGTCCTTTAGTTTGTCCATACGCAGCTTTAACTTTTGCCTTTTCAGGCTCATCTAAGCAATAGCCTGCTTCCACAGACTTCGTTTTAGTATCATCTTTCACACTAGGAAAACTAGGGGCTGCCTTTGTTTTCTTAGGGGAAGGAGACGGATACTTATCCTTATCGTAATAATCACGCATTATTTTTCTCCATTTTGTTTTCGAGTATCTCGAACGGTTTTTACTAATTCAGTATAATTCTTTTCTGCATCTGATTTTGATTTTTGTTCTAATTCTTGTAAATCAATTGCTGCTTTTGTATCTTCTACTCTTAGATCAGCTTCAATTTTTTCACGTTTAATTGTAGCATCAAGTTCTGCTTTATTCATTTCAACTTGTTTATCTCTCACGTCTTCTTGTTCTTTTTGCATTAATTGCTCTTTTTCTAATTGTAATTGAGCTTCGAACATTTCACGCTGTGGATCTTGTTGTGCTTGCATTTGTGCTTGCATCATCGCTTGTGCCTGACCAGTAACTTGTTGTGTAGCCGCAACAGCTGCCATCGCAATTTCATTCATTAATTCAGGCGGCATGGGCTCATCTAGCGACGGTAACGGCTGACCAAGCGCTTGTTCTATTTGTAAGCGATATAACATAGCTTGCCGTTCTTGTATATTAGCGGTAATAGCTTGAACCACTGCTGGATTCTGTTGTGCCATCGGATTTTGCAAAAACGCACTATGAGAAGCAATATAGGCTTCTTGATTTTGAAATTCGTAGGCTTTTATTGGATCACCTGTTAATGCTGCTGTTTGCTCACTAATTGGATCTCTGGGCGGAATTTCTTCTTCTGGAGGTAATATTGCATCAATATCCTTTATATTTAAGGCAATATACATTTTGCGATAGGCTTCCCGTAAATCGTGCAATTCAGGGGCTGCTTGTGCCATTTGTAGCTGTGTTTGCGCTAAAGTAATTCTTTGTGTCATACTAAAGATATTTGGATCACTAACAGGAATTACATCTACAGAACTATCAAAATCTTGCTTAAATACGTTTTGTGAAGCCCCTTGAACCTGATAAGGGTATTCTGGGGGTAAAAATTCACCAAAAACCCGTTTTAAAATCTTAAATTCACATCTTTGAGCATAATG